GAGATGTCCGGTGACGTGAAGAAGTTACACAGCGGGGAGATCAATGAATTCGCGATCGCTGTTGCCGATCAATTAGAGACCATCAATGACAAGAACCTACTTGAGAAGGGGAGCAGCGATGCACCACTCAATTAAGTTCGACGAGTTACGTGAGGATCGCGATCGCTTGTTCGAGCTGTTCTGGGGTGGATTCGTTTCCGAGGCTGGTGATGACATATCGGAGGGCCTCAGGCGTGTCCTCCTGGAAGCAACGAAGCATGCGTTTACCGAGGGATTCGCTCATGGGATGTCCATGGGTTTCCGTCATGGCGCCGAGGGTGCCGCAGCGGCAGTAACATCGGCGGTTCATGAATTACTGGAGGGCGAAAATGGGTAAGAGCGTAGACCGCATTTTGGTTTCCCAACCGATTGAGTGGATTGAGGCATTCAAGATTCAAGCCAAACGCAACGGCGAATCGCTGAGTGAATTTCTCGGTGACTGCGCGAAGGTGAATTTAGACAAAGACTTACGGATGGCGATTAACGACGAGCGCCCGAAACGCGGTCCCAAGAGTGCAGTAAAATAACTGAGACATTGTGGAGTGGTTTCCGTGATGTGGTTGGCCCCACCGTGTCCGTGCTCCGGCGCGGTGGGGTTTTTTGTTTCCTGGGGGGGGAATTGTGAGCGTGTCGATCGAAGACAAAAAAGAAAAGACTGAGGGGATTGATTGCCCGGAGTGTGGATGCCTCGACACGAAGGTGTGGCGAACCCAACCTAGAAGGGTTGCGCATCGTGACGGAAAACCCATGGGGTCAGTCCACCGGCATCGCAAATGCTTAAACTGCGGCAAAGTCTTTCCGACGACGGAGATAAGATCGTGAATCCACCCGGTTTCATGCTGTTTGGCACAGGATCTCGCCATATATAGCAGGATCTGCAAGGAATTCACCTTAAAGCATCGCGAGGAAACGCAGGAACAGGAGATAATAAAGGCGCACGCGAGATAATGACTCGCAACTATGCTCAAGGCCATGTGGGGCCACATCCTCACATGGTCTTTTTCTATGACTGATCTTGGCTCGACTGATCTTGCGGACAACGCTGAACAGCCGCTACGTGCGACGATCGACGGGAATACGGTCGAGCAGCACAGTCTGGCCAACCAGCAAGCGATCGCCGACCGTAAGAAGTCTGACGCTGCGATGACTGGTCAGAAGCGAGGGATGTTCCTCACTCAAATGAAGCACAGCGGGTCGCAATGATCCGAAAACTGTGGAACAGACTGACTGCAAGGCCCGCACAGAAGGCGGCATCACGATCGGTCCAGCTTCATAAGCCTTCACGGTTCTCGGAACCTGTCGTTGAGACGACTCGTGACATTCTCGCTGAGTACGATGCTGCTCAGACGACGACGCACAATTCCCGGCACTGGGCGAACAGCGATTCACTGTCAGCTGATGAGTCGAACTCCGTAGAGGTCCGTAGAGCGTTGCGAAACCGCGCGCGATACGAATGTCAGGAGAACAACTCGTACGGCAAGGGCATCGCACTGACGCTGTCCAATGACACGATCGGGACTGGTCCGCGACTTCAGATCACGACGCCGAACGCCCGAACGAACACTCGCATCGAGCAAGCATTCGCGACATGGTCGAAGAGAGTCCACTTTGCGAAGAAGCTACGGACGATGCGGGTTGCCAAGTTAGTTGACGGCGAAGCATTTCTTCAGTTCGTGACAAACCCCCGTCTCGACCCGATGGGTGTTCAGCTTGATCTTGTACTCGTCGAGTGCGATCAGATCAGCACGCCTCTCGCGATCTTCACTCCCAACGCAGTCGACGGCGTCCAGTTCGACGAATTCGGTAACCCAACGTTCTACCACATGCTGAAGCAGCACCCTGGTGGCACGTATGCAACGGGAATTGACTTCACTGAACTCCCCGCCGATCAGATGATTCACATGTTCCGCGTTGACCGTCCTGGACAACATCGCGGCATCCCCGAAGTCACGACAGCGCTGCCACTATTCGCCCAGCTGCGTCGATTCACTTTGGCAACGATCTCAGCGGCCGAGACTGCAGCTGATTTCGCTGGTGTCATGTATACGGACGCATCAGCGATAGCAGAGCCAGATGAGATCGACGCGATGGATGCGGTTGAACTCGAACGCAATGCGATGCTGACGCTACCTCGCGGGTGGCGAATGGCTCAGATGAAAGCCGAACATCCCGGCACTACCTATGACATGTTCGTGTCAAAGATCCTCAATGAGATCGCGCGATGTATCAACATGCCGTACAACATCGCCGCCGGGAATTCCTCAGGCTACAACTTCGCGAGCGGTCGTCTCGATCATCAAACGTATTTCAAAAGCATTGCTGTCGAGCGATCCGAGTGGGAGCACTGCTGCTTAGATCGAGTTCTTGCCGCATGGTTCGACGAAGCAGCGTTAATTCCTGGCTTGCTTCCTGGCAACATGGGTTCGATGGATGAACTGCCACACACATGGCACTGGGATGGTCGCGAGCACGTTGATCCAGGTAAAGAAGCCAACGCACAGGAAACACGCTTGAAGAGCGGAACGACCAGTTACCCGCTGGAGTTTTCCCGACAAGGACTCGACTGGGAGCAGCAGCAGGTTGCACAGGCAACTGCATTAGGACTCACGATTGAAGAGTATCGCGAGAAATTGGTGGCCAGTCTATTCGGCGCCAGTGCCCCGGTTGAACCGGAAGAACCGGAAGATGAACCGGAAGATGACGACACTGAAACCGACGAAGAACCAGTAGAACAGGGGGCAAGCGTCGATGACGAAGACGAATAAGCGATTCGTGAGGCGACTCAAACGTCAAGCCAAGCGATTTGAGATCCAAGCTGCCAAGGCGCCGAGTGCGTTGTACTTCGACGGTGGCGACATCACGATCGAGGCAGAGGGCGACGACGCCTTGCCAACATTTCACATGGTGGCGTACACGGGCGGGAAGATGACTCCCCGTGGATTCAGTACACCTGTGATCGTTGACCTAGCAGGCATGGCAGTCCCCAGTAACAGCGTCCCGATCTTGCTAGCGCATGACACCAGTAGGATCGTCGGTCACTCCGTTGAGATACCGGTGACCGCGAATAACATCTCCGCTTCTGGAATCGTTTCAGGAACGGGCGAGGCCGCACAAGAGGTGCGTGCTAACTCAAAGAACGGCTTCCCGTGGAAAGCATCTATCGGCGCTTCCGTGGAGAAGATGATTCACGTTGACGAAGGCGATTCCGTCACTGTCAACAACGCGACGTTTCAAGGCCCCTGTTTTGTCGCACGTAAGTCGACACTTGGGGAAATCTCGTTTGTGGCGATCGCCGCAGATAACAACACGTCGGCCACAGTGGTCGCATCCCAAGACTTGGAGGTTTTTGATATGGGTTTTGAACAATGGGTCTCAGCAGCGGGTTGGGTTTTAGCTGATCTGAGTGACGCACAAGTGTCGACACTTCAAGCCGCCTATGACGCAGAGAATGTCGCTCCAGTGACTCCCCCTGTGCCGGTTGCCGTCGTCGCAGACGCTCCGGTTGACATTGCAGCTCAAATGCGAGCACAGGCTGCCGACGAAGTGGCTCGAACGAATGCGATCACCCGCATCTGTGCTGAGCACGACAATCCCACGATCGAAGCGAACGGGCAGCAAGTCGACTTGGCTGAGCATGCACTCCGCGATGGTTTGACAGTTGAGGCAACCGAACTATTGGCGTTACGTGCCGGACGTTTGGCGGCACCGGCAATTCATTCCACGAGCCATTCTGCAAGTTGCAGCTTGGAAGCAATGCAGGGCGCGATGGTCCTGACTGCTGGAATTCCGCTCGACTCTCCAGAGTTCACGGGTCTCCAGGCTCATGCAATGGGCATTCCTGAGTTCCTGCGTCGTGGAGTGAACGACGAGCAGCGTCAGCGACACATGGAAGCGTCTCACCGTTTCAACGACATGTCCGCTCTCGACATCTGCGCAGAAGCGGTTCGACTAGATGGGCGTCAAGCACCACAGGGTCGCCAAGCGTTGATTCAAGCTGCGTTTAGCGGTTCGGCACTGACGCAGATTTTCACAACCAGCGTCAATGCGACATTGCTCACTACCTACATGCAGTCGCAGGATACGACGCAAGGTTGGACTCGAGAAGCGGACGTCGCGGACTTCAAGACCAATGACCGAATCCGAATGGCGAATGGATCGGACTTAAGTAAGCTCCCGCGTGGACAGGAAGCCAGTCACTACGATCGTTCGGATCTCGTTGAGTCGTACAAGATCGCTCGCTACGCCAAGCAATTCGTCGTGGATGAGCAGGACATCATCGACGACTCGATGAATGCCTTGCGTGAAGCCCCCGTCGAGATGGGTAACGCAGCTGCGAGACTTCGTCCTGACTTGGTCTATGCGATTCTGTTGGCAAACGACACGCTTGGCGCCGATGCCGTCGCGTTGTTCGACAACAGTACTCATGCCAACGTGCAGACGTCTGCGGCGCTATCGGAGGCTAATCTCATTACGATGATCGCGTTGATCGAGAAGCAGCAGGACAATAGCGTCAATCTGAATCTCAGGTCGTCCCACATCATCGTCCCCAGCGATTTGAAGCACACTGCTGCGAATCTGATTCGCTCTGCAACGCTGGCGTATGGTGCTGACGATGAGACGAAGGTCGGGACGGAAAACACTCTTGCCAGCATCGAGCAACTGTCGCTTGTCAGCGATGCTCGTCTCGCCAACGGTGTAACTGATCCATCAACGGGCACTGCCCAAAGCGGTTCGGCTACCCAATGGTACGCTGCATCTGCGATGGCTCACACGATCGAAGTTGGCTACCTGCGTGGCTCAGGTCGCGCTCCAATGGTCCGATCGTTCAACTTGTCAGAAGGCAAGTGGGGCATTGGATGGGACGTCAAGATGGACATCGGCGCGAAGGCGTTGGACTTCCGAGGTTTGGCCCGAAGCACCGCTTAGTCGAGATAGATTCATGAAAGTCACATTCACAAAAGACGTGATGGTCAACGGCGTGAAGTTCCCTGCAGGATCTGTCTGTGACAGTGAATGCACGGACAAGCCAATCCCAGCCGGAAACTTGACGTCCATGCTCTCAGTGGGCTGGATCGAAGAGGCGTCTGAACTGGATATTATTTGCGAGCCTGAAGCGGTGGTAGTACCCGAAGCGGTGAAACCACCAAAGATCAAGCGGCCTGCAAAAGGCGTAACACGAAAGCCGATTGTCGGCGAGTAGCTTAAAGATAGATTCACTTTCTGGAGAGACGAACAATGGCTGATGCAAAGCGAATTGACTGCAGCAATCAACGCACGTTAACCTCGGTTGCCGCAGTGGCATCCGGGGAAATCTATTGCATGTCGGACGGGCGGGCGGGAGTGCATACCGCGCTGAACGCTGCTGCCAGTGGCGACAAGGTTGGGTTCTCGACTGAGGGAATCTACACGGTTACGAAAGCCACCGGTTGGGTAGGGCTCGACGGCGGTAAGGTTTACTGGGATCACTCAGCGAACTCCGCAAACTACCTCAAAGTCAACGACAAGGACTTTTACCTCGGCACGATCGTTGGTGACGCGGCTTCGACTGATCTCACGATTGACGTGAATCTGAATGTTCAGCCGGTGTACTTGGTGGATATCAACCGTGATCCATGCACTACCGTCGTCGTTGGAACTCCGGCTGCTGGAGTGTTCGGGTATCCCAAACGAGTCGGTGGTTCTCACCTGATTGAATTGGGTGCCACGTCCGAAGCTCAGAAGGTCGACATCCTCTCTGATGACGGGTTTGCCATCACTGCAAATGCCATCGTTGAATTCGCGTTCAACGTCGTGAATGACGGTGCCGGTACAGCCTCAGATTTTAATATCGGTTGTGCGAGTGCGACTCATGCTACCGACTTCGAGAGCGTGGCCGAATTCGTGGCATTGCACGTGGACGAGAATAACTTGGCCGTCCTGGCTCACAGCGATGACGGAACCACAGATACGGCACTCGTGACTACCACTGTCGCGCATGTCGTCGGAACTCGCTACGAAGGTTGGATCGATCTAAGGGATCCAACCGACCCGCAGATTTACTGCCAAGGTGATCTCGTTTTGGGTGCTTCCGATTTCGGAATCGATGCCGGTACAGGCCCGTTGTTCCTGATCGCTCATCTTGAGAAAACCACCGGAACGGACACATTTGAGGTTTCCGTGGATTGGCTTCGTTGCCGAATCGCAGAAGTTTAGGATTTGATCCCCCTTTAGGTGCCTCTTGAGGCAGGCCACCCCAGACGTGGCACAGAGACGGCTGACCTACACCGTTCTGGTGGGTGCAATGCCCGCCACCCTTTTTCTTATGGTCAACATCATGAAAACCGGCGCGTCTTGGCACGCAGGACAACTCAAGTCCTGGGCGAGCGAGAGCGTGGTGTATCGTCGCGGCAGCCATACGGTGACTGTTAAAGCGGCGTTCGGAGAGACTAGACACGACATTGTGAATCCAGGTGGGTTTCAGATCGAGGTTCATAGCAGGGACTTCCTGATCGACGTAGCGGACTTGATTCTCAACAGCGTGTTAGTCAAGCCTGAGCGTGGTGACGAAATTGAATTCACTGACACTGATGGGACAAGGTACACGCACAGTTTAATGCAACTCGGCAATGAACCGTCGTGGCGTTACAGCGATCCACATCGGATTAAATACAGAATACACACCGACCGGGTGAAGTTGCCAACATGAGCGAATCGCATTTAGTAACGATCGCCAAAGCGGTAGTCGCGTCGATTAACTCAGACGAGGCACAGGATGGATTCGTCATCCCGTTCGTTTCGGAACGTGCCTACATTGCACGTCGCAACAAAGATGAAATGCAGCACGGCAATGCGTACGTGGACGTGCTGCATGATGGAGAGACGACGGCGTTGGCGGATCGCGAAAGCTCGGCAATCATCGACTTCGCAATTCAGATCGCAATCCGTGGCGTTGTCTTAGCTGAGGGCGGGCAGGATTCGATCGAGATCATGGACCGCTACGTGTTGCTCGCAGAGCAGATCAAGGACTACTTGAGGAATAACGCCCTACTCAACGGTGTGGCACTTTTCCGCATCGATCATGATTCCATTTTCGACGACGCAACCATGAGCGAGCACAACGTCTTCCTCACTGGTCCCGTTTTTATCTTCCGGGCACAACGCAGCTAACACTCTAGCGGAGACGATCAGATGGCATTTGATAACACAATCGGCAAGAACGCGAAGGCGTACTACAACACCGGAACGTACGCGATTCCTGTATGGGTCGAGATCAAGAAGGTGACGGATCTCAGCATCCCGATGAGCAAGAACATGACGGATCTACCGTCGCGTGAGATGGACTGGGTCGTTAAAGGCCCTGGGCTCAAGACGCTACAGGTCACGTTTGGGTACCTGATGGTTGTCGGCGCGGACACTGTATTCGATGCGTTGCTCGGCTCCTTCATTTCCGACACGGTAACGGAATTCGCGTTCATGAACGGCGCGATTGCTACGTCGGCGAATCAGGGCATTCGTGGCCAATTCGTCGTCAGTGGGATGGATGAGGAACAGGGATTAGAAGAGGGATTGTCGCATGCGTTCACGCTGGACATTGTTCGGTTCAACGACGGCGGAACGTTGCGTATTCCTGAGTGGTACATCATCGCTTAGTAGGTGAGGCGATTTGTTTTTTCACGTCTGGGAAAGGTGAAAGTTATGGAAAGTACTATCGAGGGGACGATTGAGGTGTACCTCAAAGGTCTTCGGAAGTCGGGTACAGGCAACGTCACTGTCAATGCAGCTGACATGCTTGCTTGCTTGGAGCACTTGGCCCTAGGTAAACCGACTCCTCCGGCGCAGGAGGAAACCGATGAATGATAAGAGCACGTTTGTAGACACGAATTCAGACACTTGGCATGTCCGGGTGGATGTGAATGCCATTCAGCGCGTACGCGACATGGTCGGGCTGGACCTTGCCGAGATCCTAGATGAGGGATCGGACTTGATTCAGAAGCTCGACAAGGATCCTGTCATGCTAGTCAGAACGATCTACGCTGTGATGGAACCTTCGATTGAGAAAAGGGACGTCACTCCTGAGCAGTTCGGTGAACGGATTTGCGGCGATGTGCTGCAGGAGGCGACGACCGCATTCCTCTATGCGTTATGTGCTTTTTTCCCCCTAGCCCGTCGCGGCCCGCTGTTAGCGATTCTGGAGGAATCACTACAGATGCAGTCGCGGATGAACGCATTGTTGGACGGGCCGCAATTCACCAACGCGATAAAGAGCGAAGCGAGGAAGTACGAGAAGAGCCTGAGAGACACGTTGGAGAAATACTCCGAGAACGGATCGTCGAGTGTGTCGGAATAATCGGTGTCGATCCCGGTCCTTACACGCTAGCCGAGTTGGTAATTGCTGTTGAAGCGAAACTGGCTCGACTCTGGGATCACACTGCTTCTCTCATGTGCCTCAACGCTAGGTTGCATTCGCAAAAGGCAGGCAACTTGACGATGGCGAAATTCCATCCATATATGAGCAATACTTCGGGTTCAGGTGGGTTAAGAATCAACGCTGACAATATCCATATCATGAAGAAGGTGTTCGTCGATGGCTTTGCGTCCAACCATCAGGGTGAGTCGTTTCTTTGATGTCAATTCGTTGACGTCTCGGGTGGAACGTAGCTGGGCTCGCGCAATGAAGCGTGCAGGCCGGATCGTTCAATGGGAAGCGATGGACACAATGAAGCGCATCAAGAAGGGCACTTCAGCCCCTGGTGAGTTTCCGTTTCGTCACTCGAAGACGAAGGTTTCACTACGACGCATCTGGTACGACTACGATCCACGAACGAAGACGGTAGTAGTCGGTCCAGCGAAGTTCAAGAACGACGACACGTCTAACCTGATCGAATTCGGTGGGACTCGAGTGGTTCGTCGTCGTGCTGGCCGTGTCCGCAAGATGCGGTATCGGGCACGTCCATTCATGAAACCGTCGCTCGACAAGAAGAGGGATGAGATCAAAAAGGAGTTCCGCAACACAGTCACGGTAAGTGAGGTGGGTACTTAGATGTCAACTTCTGGCGCCGTACGTGCAGGCCGCGCGTTCGTTGAGATCGCACTCGAAGGCCTGGAACGATTCAAAGGTGGCATGAAGCAAGCCTCTGATCAGATCCGTATTTTCGGATTCGCTGCTCAGGGTGCTGGGCGTGCCATGATGTCTCTGGGCGCGTCGATCGCCGGTCCACTGATCTTTGCGATCAAGGCTGCCTCCGACTTCCGCGAGTCGATGAATCGTTTCGATATCGTATTCGGTTCGGCTTCAGAGGCGGCTAAGAAGTGGGGCAACGCAACAGCAAACGTGATGGGCCGTGCGAAGTCGAACACGCTGGAGTACATGACTGACATTCGGGCGATGCTTAACGAGGATTTCAGTGACGCCGGTGCCGCAGCGATAACCGAGAAGCTACTTCAAGCGGGATTAGACTACGCGAGCGTGGCGAACGAAACAGACCAGCAAGTCGTCAGGGCAATTTCTAAGGCGTTGACGAACGCCCCGGACTCGCTGAAGGAAATGGGGATTAACGTCCAAGACGATGAGATGAAGGCTTATGCGAAAACAATCGGGCAGACGTGGTCGAAGATGTCGCTGATGAACAAGCAGTTGATGAGAACCGAACTCATCATCAAAAGGCTAGCGCACGCCGAGGGCGACGTCGTCAAAACATCGGACGAGTTAGCTGGTGTCTTAAAGCAACTACAGGGAGACTTCAAAGATGCTGCAGTCGAGGTTGGTGACGCTTTAATTCCAGCCATGACACGTCTCCTGAACGCATTCAAGCCAGTAGCACAATGGTTTGGCCGAGTCGGAGCGATGTCACCTGAAGTGATTGTCCTCGTTGGCAAATTAGCAGCAGGACTCGTCCTCACGGGGATTGCGTTACAAGCTGTCGGAATGGCGGCGCAGGCGCTCTCCTTCGTGATGTTCGCGTTGTCGGGATCCATGGTTATCTTGAAGTTAGGTGTCGCTGGATTGGTCCTCCTGAATTCGATGCTGGCTGGGTCTTTCTCATGGGCCACTCTTGCTACTAACATCTGGGGATTCACAACGTTGGCGTGGGGTTCACTCATCGCCGTCTTGACGGCACCACTGACGATTCTCATTGGTGTAGTCATTGGGCTTACAGTGGCGATGTTGAAGTGGGGAGGAAACCTGAAGGGCCTTGCCAAGGATGGAATGACGTATTTCGGGAACCTCACGGATACATGGTCCCATATGTTCGACGGAATTATGGCCAACCTAGTTAACGGCGACTTGAAGGAAGCTGCCAAGGTGATGTGGTTAGGGCTGGAACTCGCGTGGCTGAAAGGGATCGAGCCGTTGCGAGCCGCATGGCAAGGGCTGATGGATGACATGAAGTTTATGGGGAAAGATACACTCAAATGGATCGACACCAATGTGCCAAAGGGGACCGGTACATTCATGGACTTCCTCCATATACCTAATGTGGCCAAAGACTTGATGGGTGACCTCGGATTTGAACTACCCGAGGGGAAGCGAGACGCCCGGTCTGAATCCATTAACCGCATCTACGAACTAGACAAGCTGATTGCCGATTCCATTAAGGCAGCGAAAGACTTAGCTGAGAAGCGAAAGAAGGAGCGAGAGAACCCCAAGGATCCTGATGACTTGCCGGGTTACGGACCAAATAGCGGCAAAGGGAAAGGTGGAGCAAAGGCGTTTGGGACGTTCAACTCGGCCATAGCAGCGATGATGGGTGGTAATGGTCCCGGCGATGCGGAGTTGAAGGAACTAAAGGAAATCGCCCTGACTACCAAACGAGCGGAGTTGCTCCAGAAGCAACAGGAGAAGTGGATGAAAATGATTCAATCTAACGGAATTAAAATCCGTGGAAGCAGTTGGACCATATAGATGTCAGACCTCGCATATTACGAAAAGCTCGGTTCGCGCCGGAAGTCGGAAGACATCGAGGGCGAAAACTCGAACGGTGAAATAATATACATCATCACCGGAACCAACGACGACGCCATCGTGATGAATACGGCCCTAGTGAGGATGCCGTATACTTTCCGTGGACTGCGGCGAGACAACATCGACATCAATCCAGTCGGCCCGGATCAATGGGAAGCGACAGCCAGCTATTCCGATCCCGAAAAGGAAGAAGACGATGAGGAAGATGGCGACTCACTCGAAACTGGCGAAGGCGTTTGGTCGTTCGATACTACCGGCGAGACTCACAACCTGAAATACACTCGCGACGATCCCCTGGATACTAATCCTCGCGTCCAGAATCGTCAACGAAGAGGCTTTGCATCGGGTGGTTCTGGTGGCGGGTTAATGTATGGCGCGATCAACGTCGATGGCGACTCGGTCAACGGCGTTGATATAGTCGTTCCTTCACTGAAGATGACCTACCGGACAAAACTATCGAAGGGTTTCGTAAGCGTCTCTTGGGTTCGCAAGGTCGCCGCGATTACTGGCACGACTAATGCTCAACCATTCTATGGATTCGACCCTGGCGAATTGCTTTTCATGGGGATCTCTGGAGAGGAGTCCACGCAAAGCGACCCGCAGGTAACCTTTTCGTTTCAGGCCAGTTCCAACTTCTCTGAACCACAGATATACGACGTCGTCGAAACCGATGGTGAAACTACAGTGGAGATGACAAAAAAGGGGTGGGAGTATCTGTGGTTTTATTACGAAACCGTCGAGGACCCGACTACCAAACGCACAAAGCCAAAACCAGTCGACGTTTACATTAACCAAATCTACGACGAGAGCGACTTCACGGTGCTAGGCATTGGTGGCGTTGGCCTCGACGAAGGTGACGTTCAACCTGAGGAATAATTATGACGACTAGAATGCCAGACGGATTGTTCCTCGATGGAACGTTGACACTCGGTGACCTCTCAGTTCAACCTGGATGGGGCCGGTCGACGCTCAACCAAGAGGCGGCTGTTGCCTACCCGATCCCGTGGGAGGCGTGGCGAATTCATGACGCTTACCAGACAACGTTGCCCGGCACCGCAGCTACTGACGATCTAGCTCTCCTGGGAGGGGTTTACGGTACGAGCGTGCCAAGCCTCCAGTCTAGTGATGCGAAAACAACAACTGTCACTCAGTACGCTAGATGCGTGATGCCATTGCCGGTTGAATACGTGAATGCTTCGGCTGTTTCGTTGATGTTCCATGCAGGAATGAAGACCACCGTCAGCGATGGCACGGCGACCCTAGATGCCCAGCTTTTCCTCTCAGGGAAGGAAGGTTTGGTTTCTGGTGCTGATTTGGTGACGACTGCCGCAACTACGATAAATTCACTAACTATGTCAGACGTCTCGTATTCGGTGACTTCCGGTGGACTGGTTTCCGGGGACGTCCTCGACATCCGAATCACGGTGGCGATCACGGACGCTGCAGGATTGACAGCGGTGCTCGGCTGGATCGGAGCAGCCTATCTGAAGTGTGGAATCAAGGGGTAATTCGTGCCGAACATCAGGAAGGTATCTGCTGGTGCCCCATTCAAGCCATCGGCCTCTGCGTGGAATGCTTTCGCGGACAAAGCCAATGAACGGCCACAGGGTGGTGGTGGTGGTGGTGGTGGTGGCAGTCGCCTGCTGGTGAAGAACAACTCAGGGACTGACGTTGCTCGATTCGGCATCCTTGGCGTTGGCGGTGCACAGATCGCACAGACCGACAACGCGAACGAATTCTACAACAAGATCTTGCTCGATGGTGAGTCGCCTGTGCTCGCTACGCATTGCGGTAAGTTCGTCGTCTGCCTGGAACCGGTCAGCGATGGTCAAGTTGGCCTCTGTACCATGAATGGCCTAATTCAGGTCCAGGTTGAC